CCCCGCCGCTCGGTGACCCCGCCGCTCGGTGACCCCGCCGCTCGGTGACCCCGCCGCTCGGTGACCCCACAACCCCGCCGGAAATATCCCAGGCGACGCGGGATACTTTACCCCCTCCCTCGTAGGATCAAAAAAACAAAAAACAATGTTCTACCTTTTTCCTAATCGTGTTATGATAGGTTTGGAGTGTATTTGATGACTTTTTTTGTGAGAGGGAGGGTGAGGCGATGGTAGAGCGGGTGTGTGAGAATTGCAGGTGGTGGGACGCAGGCCCAACGGGCAACGGCTATTGCCAGAGGCGAGCGCCGATTTCGGTCGAGGATTTGTGGCCGATCACAGGGAAGGGGTCAAGTTGCGGGGACTGGCAGGACAAAGACGTCACCCCAGAACAGGAGGACCGGCAGGAACTGACACGGCGGTTTGCCGTGGCGATTATGGGCACGGGATGGGCTGCGAATTGTCCTGAGGGTCAGGTGTGGGCAGTCGCGGCGAGTTTGGCAGCAGCAGAACCACAGATTCAGAGGGAGAATGAGCAGTGAAACGGTGGACAATAACCCGGCTGCGATTTGAGTGGAAGCTGGAGGATTTGTGGGTTGGGGTATTTTGGCGGCATGGTTACGCTAAGTTCGACTATGAGAATCGGCCTATGTGGACGGACGTGTGGATCTGTCTGTTGCCGTGCTGTCCGCTGCATGTGACGATTTTTTATTTCCCTGACGGACTATTTCGGGAGGACGGCAAGTGAACAACGAACAGCAAACACAGCAGGCAGACGACCCGAGCGGGCCGGGGTGGCGGGATGTGACAACCGGCGGCGTTACGCAGGACGGCGACATGGTTCGCGCGGGCGACAACTTTCCCCTTGGACCATGGGTATTGGCCGAGCCGGGTGAGACAGTGACCGACGACGACGTTGTGCGCCGACGCATCGAGCCACAGCAGCCGAGCGACAGCGAGCCGGAGACGATGGAGCAGTTGCGGCAACGGCTGGATGCGGCTGTGCGGCAAAATGTCGAGTTGGCGGATAGGCTGGCGAATGAGCGACGAAGCAAGACTGCGCACCAGAGGATTGCCAAGGCAAGCGTATCGCGAGCACAGGAGGCCGAGGCACTGGTGGCTGAGGCCGAGCGTGGCGGCCAGCAGGTTCAATCTGAGATGCAGCAGTTGCGGGAGCAGTTGACGACGTTGACGCGGGAACGCGACCGGTATCGCAACCAGCTTGAGGGAGCGTGGGAGCATGCGCCGAAGGGTCCGCGTAATTTTCGTGAGCGGATGGTATTGGAGAAATTTCGAGCGTTTGTGGAGGCGAAGGACGACGATCCGTTGACGTTTGGGTATGTGCAGTTGCGTGCCACGGACCCTAAGATTTTGGGATGTTCGGAGTTCGTTGTAGAGTCTTGGCATCAGGATGTCGGTGGTGGCCGTTTGTCTGAGTCTGTGCGTGTATTTCTGAGGCACTATGCGTCGGAGGAGGACCAGGAGTCTCGTAAGGAGAGCAGTGCTCGGACGCATTTTCATGTGAGGACGGTGGGCGACTACGAGCGACTGCTGTCGTTTCTGGAGATTGGGGGACAGACGGAGTGACCTTACAGATCAGCCAGAAGCAGTATGAGTTGCTGAGCAGCCCTGCGGACTGGGTGCTGTTCGGTGGCGCTGCTGGTGGGGGCAAGTCGTATGCGTTGATGCTGGACATGCTCAGGCATTGTCAGGGGCCTCACGGGCAGTCGTTGTTCCGTGGGGCGATTTATCGCCAGACGTTCCCGCAGTTGAGTCAGAGTGGTGGTTTGATTGACCAGACGAAGCTGATCTATGGTGGTCTGGGTGCGGTTTACAACCACACGGCGAACGAGCATCGGTTCCCGGTGGGTGCGAAGGTAAGTTTGAACACTTTGGACCAGCCCAAGAAGCTGCAGGGGTATCTGGGCGCTCAGTTTGACTCATTGGCGATTGATGAAGCGAACCAGTTTGAACAAAAAGCGGTGCTTTTTCTGTGGGCGAGGTGTCGAAGTCAGTGCGGGATACGGCCTACGCTGCGGATGACGTCGAATCCGGACCACGACAGTTGGTTGTTTCCGCTGGTATCGTGGTATTTGGACGATGAGGGGTACCCGAGACGCGAGTTGAGCGGGAAAATCCGTCATTTTATGGTCAAAGAGGAGCGTTTTCAGTGGTTTGACGAGCCTCAGTACGAGGTAAACCCGGAAACGGGGCTGGTGGAGCAGGTGACGAACACGTTTGCGTTCATCCCGGCCAAATTGAGCGACAATCATGCGTTGCAGAGGAGCGACCCGACGTATCGGAAGCGTCTGATGCAGTTGTCGGAGCAGGAACGGGAGCGGTATTTGGAGGGATGCTGGCTGGCGAGCAGTCGGACGGGTCAGGAGTGGCCGAGGGAGTGTTTTCAGGACGTGACAGTGACGCGGGATCAGTGGCCTCAGGAGGAGCATGCTGGGGACAGTGTGCGGATGTTCGCGGTGGACCCGAGCAAGGGGAAGAATGAGAAGTCGGGAGACTATTCGGCGATTGTGTGTCTGACGCAGACGCGGGAGTTGAAGTACGTGGATGCGGATCTGGCGCGGCGGCCGCCGGGTCAGATTGTGGAGGATTTGTTTCGGTTTTGTGAGGATCCGTTGCATCGGGTGCGGAGTGGGGATCTGGTGGGGATCGAAGCGACGGCGTTTCAGGAGGTGATGCGGGATCTGGTGTACCAGTATGCTGCGGATCACAGTCAGATGGCGTTGAGTCAGTATTTGTTGAGCGGGAATCCGCTGATACCGGTGAAGGACATGCTGAAGAAGGAGATGCGGATCCGGAGGCTGGACGGTCCGATCCGGCGGCGGGAGTTGCGGTTTTTGGACACGCCCGGGACGCTGTTGCTGTTGAGTCAGTTGCGGAATTTTGACGGGATACCGGCGAGGGGTAAGCACGACGACGGTCCGGATGCGTTGGATCAGTGTCAGCAGTTGCCGTTGGCGCTGCAGCGGTACTGGGAAGAGATGCGGAAACAGTGAGACACAGGCAGAGGGAGTGAGTGATGCCAAGGGGCGGTTGTGCGGGCTGTGGGATACCGAGCCCTGTCGAGGATGCGTTGACGGTGCTGACGTGGGTGTGTGCGGCGGGGTGGTCGCTGGTGCCTCAGGCGGGGCAGGTGAGTCCTGTGGCTCCGGGGAGCATGACAAGCCGGGCGCGTCGGGTTGTGCCATTTGCTGTGTTTCGTGATATGCTGCGTGGCTGGGAGACTGGACACGAGAGCATGGGGAGCCTGACAGATGGGTCGTCGCAGGGGTCGGAGAGAGCCTGAGGAGCAGGGTGGCGGGTACGTGGACGCCAGCGAGGGGGCGCGTGGCGCTCGCAGGCAGCGTCCTGAGATCTCGCTGATGGGTGCGTTGGAGCTGCTGGAGCATCAGAAGGCGATGTTCGCGCGTCAGATTCTGGAGGAGTTGGGGACGGGGTGCGGGCTGTCGGGGGATACGGACGACCGGGACATCCCGGGGAGCGAGGACCCGTTCGAGAACGCGACGATCGACGACATCCGGGACCTGCTGGACCGTGGGGAGCAGGCGGCCGCGACTCCGTGGGGGAAGAATGCGTGGCGGAACCGGGCGTGTTACATCGCGGGGCCTCAGGGGCACCGGTATGTCGTGAAGCCTGCATCGGAGACGGGATCGTCGGCTGGTGAGTCTGTGGTGCGGGTGCAGGAGTATTTGAAGCAGTGGATGGCCAGTTCGGCTTCGGGGTACTGGTCGAGCCGGCAGCAGGAAGTTTGCCGGCGGTTGGACGAGCACGGTGAGTGTCTGGACCTGCTGTATTACGAGCCGGGGAAGCCGTTGCGGCTGAGTTTCGTGGAGCCGAGCGACCTGGACGAGGATCCGAGGAGTCGGTATCAGCCGGACACGGGCGACGAGCCGTTCGTGGATATTCTGGGGATCCGGCGGACGAACGACGTGCTGTATCGGCCGGTGGCGTACTACGTGTCGACGGTGAGCGACTCGGTGAGTGGGCAGTGGCTGGGTGATCTGGAGTACCACAAGGCGGAGAAACTGGAGCCGGCGGATTTCACGGCGTTCAGTCCGGCGACTCGGTGTGTGGTGCAGTACCGTCGCAGGAACGTGGTGAGCGTTAAGCCGAGGGGTCTGTCGCTGTTCTGGGACGTGCGTGAGGAGTTGCGGTGGGCGAAGGTGCTGCTGGGCAACCTGATGCGGGTGAGTGCGTTTCAGGCGGCGTTTGGAGCGATCCGGACGATCAACACGTCGGCAGGGGCCGATGCGGTAAAGGCGCATTTGCAGAGCCAGAACAGTGGGGCGGCGGGTCAGCCTGCGGAGCGGATGGAGTTTCCGAGTCCGAGCGTGGTGACGGTGCCATCGAGCGTGAAGTACGAGTTCCCGGAGACGGGGGCTGGTGTGACGAACCACGCGGAGGTGGAGTTGCTGTTGTTGCGTGCGGTGGCTGCGGGGCTGCAGTTGCCGGAGTTCATGCTGACGGCGAACGTCAGCGAGGGGAATTTCGCGAGTACGCTGGTGAGCGAGGGCCCGTTTCACAAGGTCATTGTGGCGGATCAGGGTCAGATGGTGATTGAGGACCTTCGTCTGGTGTGGGAGGCGTTGGTTTGGGGTGCGTTGGAGGATCCGGAGAGTGGGATTACGGTGGCGGACCTGCAGGCGGTGACGATCGAGGCGAAGCCTCCGAGCGTGCAGACGAGGAACCGGAAGGAGGACTGGGATATTCATTTTGAGGCCTGGAAAGCAGGCCGGATCAGCGCGAAGACGCTGAATGCGAGTCAGGGGTGGGAGTACGACGAGGAGCAGGAGCAGCGTCGTGCGGAGGATGGTGAGTTGGAGCCTCCGATGACGGAGCATCCGCAGACACCGGGCGTGACGGGCCCTGATGCGCAGCGGCAATCAGATCCGTTGAAGGAGCGGGGTGTGATGGCTGGCGACCCGGGGCGACAGGTTCCGGGACAGTCTTGAGAAGATTTTTTGTCGAAAATCAATGGGCTTTGGTTTTGGCAATCGTGATTGATTAGATTGTGAGGGACAGATGTGCCTGTGTCATAGACGGAGATCAGCGGCTGCTCGTGCGGCTGAGGCTGCTCGTGCGGCGGCCCAGGCTCAGGAACAGCAGCAGGCTGCGGTGGTGCCTGAGTCTGTTGAGTCGGTGGTTGCGGTATCGGAATCTGAGGTTACTGATGTCGAAAAGTCAGAAACAGTCTGAGTCGGTGCTGGAGAGCGATGCGTTCGAGCATGATGATTTCGAGCAGGTATCGACTGCGGAAGGCGTGACTGAGAGCATTGTGGTCAAAGGCGTGAAGTTGTTGGGGTTGCGGAGCAAGAACCGGCGGAATTACGACACGGACGGTGTGCGGAGGTCGGCGAGCGATAAGTTGGTTGGTGCTCCGATCTTCATCAATCACCCAGCGGACCCGAGTCAGCCTCGCAGTTACAAGGATCAGTTTGGTGTTGTGGAATCTCATGAGTACCGGCCCGGGAAGGGGCATTTTGGTACGATCAAGGTGAATCCGCATCACTCTGAGGCGAAGCGATTTCTGTGGGATGTGAAAAACAACCCGCGAGCGATGGGGATGAGCATCAACGCTGTGATTCGACCGGGTAAGGCGGATCGGAGCGGCGATGTGGTGGTTGAAGAGTTGCTGGATGTGCGGTCGGTCGACGTGGTGACACGTCCAGGCACTGCGAGTGGTATTTTCGAACAAGAGGAGAAGACTGTGTCTGAACTGACTGCTCAGGAAGCTGCGGATCTGCGTAAGGCGTTGGATGAGGCTCAGGCTCAGGCGAAGGCGGCTGTTGCTGCTCTGGAGCAGGAGCGTGCGATTCGTGAGAAGGCCGAGAAGAAGGCTAAGCTCACGGCGTCTGTTGCCAAGGCTGTCGAGGGGACTCCGCTGTCTGATCTGCAGGAGCGGATTGTCGAGTGTGCCTGCCAGATGGCGGATCCGGCTGAGTTTGAGAAGCTGGTCGGTGATGTGGGTGCGTTGTTCGTCGATGACGGCAAGGACATCACGGCTGCGAAGGAACAGGATGAGAGTGACGCTGGGAAGCGTGCTCCACAAGTCGGCAATCGTGGGCAGAAGGGCAATTACGGCGGCCTGCGGTCGACGTTGGGATTGAAGGCTCGCTGAGTTTTCGTGCTGGTCGTTTCTGTGTGATTTGATGGAGAGAAGAGATGCCTCAGTGTTTGGATTGTATGCACCAGCAGGGGAACTTCGGCAACGGCGTGATCGACACGGAGTCGATGGCTGCCCCGTCGCCTGCTGTTGATATTTGCGAGGGTGATTTTCTGGTGGCTGACACCAGCGCGACGGGCGTGACGGAAGCGAAGTTGCTGTCTGCATTCACGTGGACAACTGACCTTGCGACCACGCGAACGAACGCGAAGGCGGCGTTCCGTGGCGTGAGTGCTCAGGAGTACGGGACGGAAGAGTGCATCACGCAGGAAGATTGCCTGCCGTTCTGGCGGTACAACAAAGGCAACGGCTTCCGTCGGTCGTATCTGATTGCGGGTGCCACTGGTGCTTTGGAGCCGACGACGTTCCAGCAGGGCCAGTTGTTCACGTTCGCGAAGAACCCGAGCAGCAATGCTCTGGTGAACAGCAAGATCGTGAAGACCAGTGATACTTCTGTTGCGGTGTTCCGTGCGGTAAGTGACAGCGGTCCGGACAACGTGAGCCGGGCGACCGTCGAGTTTTACTGAGTTTCTGGTTTGGTCTCTGATTGGATTGTTTTGGGAGAGTGACGATGTCGAAAAAAGGGCCGAACCGCGCGGTGACTCAGCAGATTCTGCGAGACCACAAGAAGCACGGTGATGCGGTGTTCGAGGAGCTGGATCAGATTCTGGAGGCTGGCGAGATCCAGGCGACGGAACTGGACCTCGTGTCGTGCCTTGAGCATGACTTCGGTGTGGGTTACCGGCGCGACGTGATGACGATGGGTGACGACGCGATGGAAGCGATCATCACCAGCGGTACCTTCAACAAAATGGTGCCGAAGATCATCCGGACGGCGTTGGCGGAGCAGCCGAAGGAACAGTATTTCCTGCTGAACCGAGTGACGATCGAGACCCGTGGCGAGTGCGAGGACGGGTACGAGGATCACGGAGTGTTCTCGGATCCCCAGGCTGACGAGATCTGCGAACTGCAGAAGCCTCCGATGTTCGGCGTTGCGACCGACTTCATGACGCATCCGAAGGGCAAGCAGTACGGATTGGGGTTTGCGTTCACTCGTGAGGCGGTGTGCCGCGATCCGAACAACTTCATCCAGCAGCAGATCCCGAAGATTGGTGATGCTCACAACGAGAAGTTCGAGAACCAGTTGCTCGACCTTTTTGTTGGCTACACCAACACGTACAACCGGAGCGGGACGGATTACGACACCTACTATGCTGCCGACGGCACGTCGACTCCGTTCGGCGACGGCAGTGGCGGCCCGTGGGTGAATGCGCAGGCGAACGACCTGACCTGTCCTGCGGATTTTCAGTCAGCGCGTAACCTGTTCTACGACTTCCGCGACATGGTTCACGGTCGTCCGATCCCGGTTCCGATGACCGGGTTGAGCGTGGTGACGAGCCCGCAGAAGGCCGATGCTGTCCGTCCGAAGTTGCTGGCGACTGCGATTGAAGACGACGTGACGTGCAACGGTGGCGACACCGTGAAATACGTCATGACGGCAGCCGTTGCGAACCAGATGACCTTTGACCTGCTGTCCTATCAGCGACTGGTCGACCGGATTGCACTGCGGTGGGGCGTGACGGCCGATGAAGCGCGGAACTGGTGGTGGTTGGGGAACATCCCCGAGTTCATGTCGTGGGTGTACAACATCCGGCCGACAGTGACTCGGTGCCCGCAGGATGCGGAGTCGTGTCAGCGACGGATTGTGGCTCAATACACCAGCCTGTCGAAGGGATACGGGTACATTCGCAGCCCGTATCGCGGGATGTGGTTCACACCGGTGGAAGAGAGCGGTAGCTGAGATTTGCGAGAGATCGCAGATTGAGAGAGAATGAAACCGTCCGGATTGACCCGGACGGTTTTATTTTTTGTGGCTGCTGGAGGATAATATGGCAGGCAAGAGTTCGATTTGGGCGATTCGGATGCCGGGTGGTCCAACAAAGATCGTGATGAGTGATGTGGCGATTACTGAGGCGAAGGCGAAGGCCGAATACCGTGCGTCGTTGCCGACGACGGTGGCATCGACGTCTGACCGGGACAAGAGTGTTGAGTGGCCGCTGGTCGAGGCGATCGACGAGCAGACACTGACGAACAAGTACAGCAATTTTCTGCATCCGCATTCTTCGACTGGGCGGTCGCAGTTTGTGGTGGATTTGCGTAAGCCGAAGTGAGGTTGCCATGTCCTGTCTGAGTTGCGCTGAGCTGGAATCGAAGATTTGTGAGCTGGCAGAGAGTCTCACGAGCGGCGAGGCCTGCGGTGGCATCACCAGTCAAGGCGGAGTGACCGTCGACACCCGTGAGCAGATTATCCAGAAGCAGCGAGTGCTGGAGACATACCGGCAGATGTGGACGGACAAGCGGTGTGGCGAGCAGAACGATGCGGGGCTGTATGAGTTCATTCATACGGCCTGTGTGACTCCAGCGACCTGCACAGGGCGGTCCTGTCGTGGTTCGAGGGCCAGTCAGCGATCGACGCGGAGATACCGGCGATGAGTGAGGGGTGCTGTCCGGAGGTGCCGTGCGGTTGCCAGCAGTGGCTGGAGTCGTTCTGCGACTTCGAGACTGTCACGCACACGTACTGCGGCACTGAGACGACGTTCGAGAAGTGCAAGAGTTATCCGATGCAGACGGAACTGGTGCGTCCGGATGCGGGGATACACCAGCAGGACCGGATGTTTTTCGTAAGCCGGCAGGAGCAGGACGTTGGGAGTGCTCCGGGGGCTGTGATCGAGACGGCGGACGGGGAGCACTGGCAGGTGTACGCTGCGGAGTACCTGCAGGCGTTCTGTGTGTGGAAGCTGTGGGGCAGAAACGTGGCGACGTGTTTCAGCCTCACGCATCGTCTGGACATCTGGGACGCGACTGGGTGTGAGTCTGACTGTCAGTCGGTGAAAATGCAGCGAGTCGGGACGGTTCGAGGGAAGATCCTGCCAGTTGCTGGTCAGCGGTCTGGGACGCGGAATTCTGACGATATGCGGGTGCGGTGGCAGTGTTCGGTGGAGCGGTGGACAGTTGGTCCGTATCCGCTGGCGCATCACAGAATATCGAGCAGTCAGGGGATGTTCCGGGTGGTGAGCTTCCAGGACGGCGGCCCGTATGTGCCGTTCACGATGGTTCTGGAGTTGATGGATGTTTAGTCTGCGGGTGGCTGATGCTGATGCGGATTACGAGGCTCCGTTCAGGGAGGCGGCTGGGGATGTCTGCTCCAGCCTTGCGTTTTCGCTTGCGCAAAAGTATCGCGAGTATTTGCTGAAGCCGGACGCTCCTCCGCATAGCACTCCGTTTACGATCCCGCATGCTTACAACGGCTGGAAACCCGGGGGATTTTATTGGGCAGGAGATGCTGACAGTTTGTCTGATGGCGGTGATCTGAGCGATGAGGCGTGGTTATTCGGGGACGTGTCTGGCGTGGCTCCTCGACAGCCACCGCCGATGCTGGAAAGCCACAGGAACAATACTGTTGCCGGCGGCAACAGCATGGGCGTGCCGTTTGCCGAGGATCAAACGGTCAGTTTGGCGAATTACATTGAGTCAGAGTATTCTGGTGACTGGGAGAAGGGCTATTATGTGGGGATGTCTCCGAGTCACGTCTCTGGGCGTGACAACAACTATCTGGTTCTGTTGGATCAGGGTCAGATTCCGGGGATTGCTCCGCGACCGTGGATTGAAGTGATTTTTGATTTCGAGCGTCGCGAATTGCTGGCGGCTGCATTGCAGCCACAGGACGCTTCGCCTTTTGGAGGCTGACAGGAATGCACCGGTACAAAATCTATGGCGTTGGCAGTGTGATGGAGTTCGACGCGGTGAGCCCGGAGGTGGCTGAGGCGATGCTGATCGAAGAGATCCCGCAGTTGCGTGTCGAGCAGATGGTGACCCGGAGGGTCCGATGACCTGTTGCGTCGAGGATGCGTGGATTACTGCGCTGCGGGCTCTGGACTGCACTCCGGTGAAGTCTGAGGGCCACTTCGTGCTGCAGCGATCGGGCTCCGAGATCGTGCCGTATGTGGTGGTCAGCAGTGCGATTTCGAGTGGCCTGCGGACGACGGACACGGTGCAGCGGATCCAGAGTGTGAGCCTGCGCGGGTATTTCAGCGTCGACCGGATTCAGGATGCCAGGGAGTGGCAGGGGCTGGTTGAGGCGTTGCTGACGTGCCGACGTTGTGTGCCTCTTGGAGACTGTGGCTGTTTTTGTGTACGATCCGTCGGTCCATCGCAGATGACCCCGGTGGGGACGCTGCTGAGCGTGTTTGTGACTGTCACAGGGAGTTTCATGCCAGCCGAGGAGACGTCCGGGTCTGGCACATGAGGAGATATTGAGATGCCGTTTTCTGCTGGTGAGTTGTGCTGCTCGAATACTGCGTGCGTGTTGCTGGACGTGGCTACGGGGACCACGACAACATGGGAACGCATTCCGCATGTGACACAGATTTCATTCAATCGCACGGCAAACACGCCGAAACTTGTGACCAGTTCGACGAAGGGTGAGGAAACCTCCCTTTGCGGGACGATCACGCAGAATGGGAATCTGGCGATCGCATGCCATGGTGGTACGGCCCCAGGATATCTGGAGGTGAACGATATTTATCACATTCGATGGGCCGCAGATTGCGCCGACATCTGGAACGAGGAGGATTGCCCTTCGCAAGGGAGCGCGACTTCTGCGTTTGCGGCGACTTACTTTGAAGCGTACATTCGAATCACATCATTCCCGGTTGACATGAACATCTCCGGAAATGCTGCTTTGGTTTACAACTACGGATTTGACATTGTCTCTTGGGTAAATCGTGGCGTTGCTCAGTCCGCTGGTGTGGAGTCTGGTGTAACGGCCGGTTTTGCCTGCTGATAGTGGAGGTGTGGCATGCAGAGAGTTCGAGTGGGCGACCTCGAACTTTCCATCAGTCCTCGCAGGTTGATCAACTACATCGAGAAGGTGCAGTTCATCAAGAGTCGGCGGCCGGCTCCGTGGGATCTGATGAGAGGGGTCCCGAAGAATCTTTCGGTGACGGACTACACGGCATACGTGGAGACGGCGATGAAAACCGTCTACACGCATGCCAGTGCCGTCGGGATACAGGAAGAGATGGATTTTGACACGTCTGCAGAGGGCTTTTTCTGGTCCTTGTGGAAGTGCATGGTTCCAGACAGGCCTTCGGTCAAACGCAGGGTCACAATGGCCGAGGCTGGAGCACAGCAGGAGCCATGGGAAGCAGGCGTGCTGAGGGCGAAGGCGTTGTGGGAGGCAGCGACTGACGACGAGAAGCGTCAGATTCGTATGGCGATGGATGCCTCTGACCAGATGCGGCAAGTAAAAAACTCCGATGGCCCGCCCGAGACGAGCAGTCCGGAGCCGGGCCTAAAGGAGTGAAGATGGAAATCCTGCCTGAGGATCCGGGTTTTCTGGTTCCTCGGTGCAGGTATCGACATTTGGCTGAGGCTCTGTGTCGTGAGCTGCACATTTCGCTAGACTCTGCGCTGCAGTACACGCCATTTGAGGCGTATCAGGCACTGGGAGCAGAGATCTATGTCTGAAGGTCAGCGGTTACTCGACGTTTTCGTGAGCGTGCGCCCGGATCCAGAGATGCTGGAGGCTGTGAAGGCTGCGCATGAGACCCTGATCAGTGACCTGCAGAAACGCCTAGCAGAGGTCAGCCAGGCGATTAGTGCGACGACTCGGACGCATGTGACCGAGGTTTCCAATGCAGTCCAGACGCTGACAAGTCGCCTGAATGCTCTGCAGCAGGCGAGCCAAGCCTTGCAATCGCAGAACAGACTCACCGGTGGTGGCGGTGCCAGCGGCGGTGGTGGTGCGGTTACTTCTGGGTCGTCAGCACCTCCGCCACAGTCTCCTCCGCCCAAAACTCAGGCGGAACTTGAGCTTGATCGGATCAGCGAGAGAAGAGCAGGGATAGAAGAGAACATCAGGCTGCTGCGTGAGGCGAACTCGCTGGAAATTTCGAGGCTGCGTGCTCTTGGCCAAAAGGAATTTGCATCTCCGTATGAACAACAGAATCGCGAGTTAAGAGCAATTGTGTTGCAAATGCGAGCGATGGATGCAGAAGAAGTCAACCTGCTGACCAATGATGCAAGACGTAAAGAGTATTTGGATTTCTACACTCAAATCGGGCGCCGTGTAGATAATGCAAGAGAATCTGTCGAACGATTTGCAGACAGAGCACGGCAGGTGTCTGCATTTGCTGTTCCTCAGCCCGGCGTACTAAGTGGTTCAAAATTTCAGGAGGACATCGCGAAGCTATTCAGGGCTCAGAATATCAGGGCTGGAATAGCGCTCGGTGCCCCACAGGAACGGCCAACTGGTCTACCTTCATCGGGTGCATTGGCCGATGACTTGCGTGCGCAGGAACAGGTCGTCAGAGAGAATGCTGCGAACGTCAAGAGGCTGCGGTCTGAGTACGATGGCACAAAATACTCTGTTGATAATTTGAGAGATGCAATTGACGAACTGGCGAACAGCCAGAAGCGACTCAGTGTTCTGCAACTGGCCGCCAAGGATCAGGGGAATCTGTATCGTGGCATCGCCGAAGGGGCAAGAGACGCCTCGATAGCTGCAGGACGTTTGTCCATTTCGCTGAAAGATATCGGTGACGTGGGCCTGCGTGATGACATCGTGCAGTTGCGGCGTGACTTCCAAGACTTCGAGCGAGAACTCACACGCCTGCAGAGCAAGGGTGAATTCAATTTCGTTGTGCAGTCGTCTGGTCTGGATGATCTGTTGCAAAGACTTCAGAGCGTGACTGCACGATCCGGAACAGCGACTACAAGCAAAGAGAAAATAGTTGAAACGAACGAGAACCTGCGAGCTTCAATTCGCTTAGACGAAATCAAAGTCCAAGAACTGAACGAGCAGTACATCAGCAGGACGACAGCCAAAGAGCGAGCGGCTATTGTGTCGCAGCGAGCAGAGCTGGCGCGTAATCAGGCGCTGATTCAAGAGGCAAATAGAGACCGTGACAACTCTTTAATAAAAGAACAGGAATTGAACGCCCTTCTGATACAGCGAAAGGCTCTGCTTGGCACACTGAGTGCGGACTTGCAAGATTTGGCATCGAGGACAAATGCGTCGTTTAACAGACTGCAGAACACGGCATTTCAGGTTGGCCAGGCATTTGAAGACTTTGCCGTCGGCTTCCAGCTAAACGGATTTGCTGGCGGCATCCGTGGTGCTGCCAACAACATTTCGTTCATCGCACAAGACATCGCCAGCATTTACGTCAGCAGCGACAAAATCAGCCAGAAATGGAAACTGATTGCTGGTGTCGGCACTGGCATCGGTGCTGCGCTGGCTGTGACGATCCTTCCTCCAACGATTGCGTGGCTGGAAAGCCTGAATGACATCTCGATCGAGATCGAAGACATCTCTCGAAAGATGCAGGACATGACTGATGAGTCACGCCGTGTCGCTGAGGCAAATCAGAAGACCAGAGAGACGCTTCGTGGCATTGGCGATCAGGATTCTTTTGAAGGTGTTCTGCAGCAACTCAGAGACCTTCGAACTGAAACGGAAGACACGGCCAAGCAGGTTGAAGATCAACTGCAAAGCATTTTTTCTTCTCAACTGGTGAACGGACTTCAGCAATCGTTCTCTGCTATTTCACGCGGAATCAAACAGCAACTACTGCAACTCGCAGACGATGCAAGAAGTCTGCAGGCTGATATTTTGCGCAGAAATCAGACGAGATTGTCTGGGGAGCAGGACAGGCCTCTGTCGTTTGATGAGGCGTTGAAGGCAGTCACAGGAGAGTCTGATAGGCAGGCACAACAGCTTATCGACACCTATCAGAAACTTCAGCGCGAACTGGACTCCGTTAGAGCGAAATCTGAAAGAGGAATTTTTGAGAGCGATCAACTGATCAATGTTCGAAATCTCTTCGAAAGTGTGACGAAACAGGTCGAAGATTTCAGCGAAACAGCGGACGTCGGGACCAAGAATTTTGCTGAGGATTTGAAGGGCAACATCACCCCGCTGCAGAAGGCCTTCGAGGATTTGATCAAACCTCTGAAGGAGGTCGAGGAGGTCCTGCAGCGGAGGTTCAGTGCGGCCGTCGATGCTGCACAGCGGAAGACAGAACAACTGGCGGAGCGTCAGCAGCTTCTGCGGCTGCAACTGCAGGGCCAGGCGAGCGAGCAGTCGACAGCGTTGCTGGACATCCGGGAGTTCAGCGCACAGTATCAGGACATGATCGACAAGACGCTGGAGTTTTACGCCAAGTCGCAGGGAGTGACGTCGGCTCAGGTCGAGGGCCTGAGAGAGGTGCTGCGCGGCCAGGCGAACATGGAGATCGGCAACAAGAATCTGACTGAACAGAAGTCAGTGCTGGATCGCATTCAGTCCGTCGAGGAGCGGATTGCTGGGTTGCGGGAACAATCTGCTGCTGCAAGATCGCAGATGGTGTCACCGGAGGATTTCGCTCAGCAACTGCAGCAGAATGTTCTGTCCATTGAGCCGGTTGACAAAAACACGGATGCTCTGCAGAAGGCGACCAACGAGCTGATCGAGTTACGTCTGGAACTGGTCAAGCTGCAGCAGTTGGAGGAGATCCGGGTTCAGCGTGGCGAGATTGCGGAGTTCAACAGGAACGCGGCGAACCTCGGCCCACAGATCCCGAGAATTCCATCGAGCGTGGACCGGGCATTGCTGGAGGCTGAGCGTGCGTTACCATTCCTGCGGGCCCCGACGGTGTCTGACCTGATGCGGATGACTCCGATCGTGGCTCCGATGGGAGGTATCGGAGGAGCGGCAGGGATGCTGGATGTGATGAAGGGAATACCCGGTCAGGGCTCAATTTCCGATTTGGTGAGTGTTGGCGTAGAATCCGGCATTCGCAAGGCGTTGGAAGGTATCGCACCTGCTCTGTTCAATCGGATTGAAGGGGTGAGTGAGGCCGTGAAAACCAAAGACATGTCGCCGAGGGCACAATGAGTATGTATGTTGTGGACCCTGATGAATTCCCGATCAAAGCGGTCCATGAATCCGGGATCGTCCAGTATAAGGCTGGGCAGGCGACATCGACACGGTCTTTTTCTGTCCGGTGTCATCAGGCTCAGGAGTTGGGGCTGAGGTTTCTCGGCAAGTTTTACAAGCTGGGCGAGTTTGAGACACCCAATCTTCCTGCGGAGTTTCCTACAGAAATAGATGAAACTGTTGGGTATGTGCCACAGCAAATGCAGTTAGTGGCGAGCGGGTTTGAAATCATTCCGCTGTCGACATGCTGTTTCAACAACTACAAGGTCGATGGCGAAGGCACGGGAGAGGATCCGTTTGTCCTGAAAGATCAGTGCATTGAAAATCTGATCTCCCCCACGACTCTCGAAAGGTACTATGTTCGCGAAGTTGACCCGGAGGAGGGCGACCCAGGCATTGACACTTCCAAAGAGTGCATGTGTCGAGTCAACATCGCCTACACCGAAAAGCCGTGGGATTGCACGTATCTTGATTTGGGGGATAACGATCCAACTTCAGGTGATCCGGGATTTCTGATTCTTGAGCATACGGCTCTTGCGACTGAACGAAGCAGCGGTTACGAAATGTACACGCTGCCAAACAGGAACCTTGTTTGGGCGGATGTTGCAGAAGGCCCAGACAAGATGCTCAAGGGTGACACCTATGCGACAGTCATGGTGCCAACTGCGGACATTACGGTAACATGGTTCAATGTGCCGGTGAAACATCTGTGCGCCATTGAAACCCATCTTGCGAAGTTCCGAGGCACAGTGAACAAAGAGCCGTTTGATCTGCTGACACGGTGCATCTGTGCGGATCCGTATTCCTGCGAGGAAGGGACTGGAGGCAGCACACCGCCGGCCGGAGTTGCCTCAGAAGACTGCAGCTATGAGCCAGAGACTATGATGTTTCTGGATTGGCAGGAAGAGCGATCTCAGAGGACCAGAGCCTTCGCTCCGATGGATACCACGACGCTGACGCTGCGATTCAAGCAGAAGCGAATCGCTGTTGATACCAATGAGGACGGGGAAGTTGACCTGATTTGCGGCTGGAATCATCTGCTCTGCGACCGCGAAACGAACACAAACTCCGGCAGTCCATGGCAGCGAGTCAAGGTGAAGCTGCCGACAGAAAAAGATCTGTTCCTGCAGACGGACTGGAAGTATTTGCTGAGACCAACTGTCTGAGGATTTCCCGTGAGCCTACAACCGAGACCATTCAGACCCGGGCAGGTGATTAGCGCTGACAGGCTGAATCATCTACGCCGCGAAAGCATACGTGACCAGCAGTTCCGAGTGAGCGGCCCGGGCGTCAGCGTGGTCGATGATTACCTGTCTGGCGGCCAGTCTTCGCATCACGCGAAGCCCGGCACATTGCTTTGCAGAGCCACTGAAGACTTCGAGGCTGGAAAATACACGGACGCATATTCATGGCCGGATCCTGTGCCGTCTGGGTTGTGTCGTCTGGTCCGAATGCGACCAGACAATGGCCAGTATGAAGTCGAAAGTGAGGATACGCCTGCATTCCGAGTTTGGGATCCGATGGCTCTGATCTCCGGGACAACCAGCAAACAGGAAGGCGACAGTTTCTATGCGGCACAAAACAAGGATACCGGGCGGGTTGAGATTATTGGATCTGCAGCATCTGTGGAGGTTCGCCACGGGCTGGTTTCCGAGTGCCTCGGGATGGGGTGGTATGTCGTTGAGCTGATGGACTGTCTTCAGTATGAGCCACCGGACTGCGAGAAGTACGACCCGTGGAGCGGATCGTCTTCTCCGTCATCATCAAAGTCGTCTTCAGGATCCACTTCTCAATCATCGTCAGACAGTTGCGGCGCTCCTGAGCCCTGCGACGACTGTGACTTTCGTGCGCCGTGTGGCTGTGAGTCTGACAGCAGTGACGTGAACCTGAGTGAGCAGTGCGGAGATGGTGATATCATTGTTCCGCTGCGGCCCAGAAGGGACAGCAAATGCTACCCACTGGTGGGGAACGGGACGTTTGTGTACGCACTGGACAAGCGGGCTGTGCCGTTGCGAATCGAGGGCATGGTGACAATTGTCTGGCTGGGTGACAGGTGTCTTGGAAAAACTGGGTGGGAGTCGAACTGTGCCGGCTGCCCGGACACTGGCGATGATTCTGGCTATGTTCTTGGATCTGCGGGATCTGAATGCACCGATGATGGTGCAAAGCTGTACGTGGTTGTGAACGGTGAATACCAGATGGTCACGATCCCGATTAAAGAGTATGAGTGTTGTGATGATGGCGTCCAGCAGGTTTCCTGTGTGACGTATATCGTCGAGGGTTCAGTCTGCAGGGCTCCTGAAACGCCATGCGGCGAAGGGACGACGTGATGTCCGAACGAGCAACAAGTCGAGGGCTTCTGGAATGCTGCTGCAGTCGCCCATGCGAAGGGCTATGCTGTTTTTGGGTGAAGCGGTTTGCCCGTGCTGTTGGTCCGATCGAACCAGAAATTACGGGGCCGGATGCAGAAAACTGCAGTTGGAGTTTTGGGCCATGGATAAGAAGCTATGTTCCATATAACAACGCCGGCCAAACATATTATTTCTGGACAAATTTTTTATGGTACAACGCGATTGAACCGGCTAATGCCAACGATGACTCATACCTTGGGAGTGGGTATTATTTGACTGTTGATTTGAATTCTGCTCCCGATGTTGTTGGCACTGGAACGCCGGGGCAGGGGGCGTGGACGTGGAGTCGATGGAACTGGAGGCCGCCTGCGATACGTTTCCGTGCTGATTCCTACTCCGATGGGAATGCTGGAGGCTACGACAGCCAAATTGGCTATGGCACGTACCCCAACTGGGTTCGCCCTCAGTCAATGTACAATAACAGTCCATCTGGATGGCTTGGCTACTCTTTTGCGGATGTCGGAATCAGCAGCAAAACAGTGGGAACTGGGAACTGGCTCCACCCAATGACATTGGATTCCGTCAAAGTTCCTTACTCTGGAGTTTGCTGGACTTCAGGGTTAAACAGTAGAGAGCTTGGTTATCCACCTCCAGTCCCCGATATCGGAAGACGTATCTTTTTTGGGGTACGCGCCTACGTCAACTATGTGCGAGTTTTGATTGACGGTCAGGACCAGACCGGACGTGTATTTGTTGGCAGCATGCAGCAAGACACCTTTGTTGGAAGCTCTTGGTTACGAGGAACGCTAAGGCCACTCAACGGCTTTTTGAGTGATGAGATTTATGTTCCATCAAAAAGGCACAATGGGAAAAAAATTGAATTTGATGTTTGGATGAGGTTTGAAATGGAGTTCCAGGGGGCTCCTTTTCAGTGGAATGACACGTGGAGATATCAGCCAATCTCAATTATTAAACACGATTGCTGCGGAGTGCCGATCCACCTTTCATATGGTGATGCTTGCAAAAAAACGACGATAGACGCCAAGTACAGATTGGATTTTGTTGGCACAGCTCCTGGAGGAGCAGGTTCCTTGACTAATGAGACCACTGCCGGATGGACTCTTGGCCAGTCGACATGTGCGTTCTCGCTTGAAAAGGACGACAGGCTTGCGTCAGTTCGCATGGATTACCTACGTGAAGTTCCGATGATCAGTGTCAGAAATGATCCATCGTTGTTTGTCTCAGAGCTGGTTGGACTGTATTTCCCCGATGATGACCAAGTGCTCGACAATTTACTTTTTGGTGATGGCAGTTACTGGGCTCCGGGTCTGTGGAATCCTTCCGGAGTGACGACTTTTCGCCTAATAGCAGCGAAATCCGTTTATTCTACCGTTGGAGAATGGCAGACAGAGTGGCTTGCACCGATTTCTCTTTGGCCACTTTCACCGGGCTCGTTGAATCATTTGCCCGAAACAATCACAGTGACAAGGATTTGATATGTTCGCTTCCTCCTATACCCTGGATTCTGACTGGTGGACAGCCTCTGACTGGGCTGATCCAGAGACACCGGCATTCACTATTGAGGGCTCCGGGGTAGTCGAGTACATCTGGTCGTCAGCGATCCCACTGGCATCATCGCAAGGCTTGCCACTGGCGGCCGGCGTTTACAAGTTTTCTGCGATCATGCCCGGGCAACTGTTCTGGTTGCGAGTTGTTAGTGGATCTGCAGACATCTATTACCTGCAGGATTTTGGTGTGCAATTTGATCTTTTGTCTTGTGGTGTTGCGTGGCTGGGGGATGGCGGAGCAGACACTGGATTCATTGGACCGCAGCAGTCAGTGACTATCGGCTTCAATGACGACATTCAGGCACCAGCGACAGGACCATACGAACACGCGGCGTTTCTCTGCACGAATCCAGCCGGCATTGAGGCGTCTGATGCAATCGACAACTCATGGCTGACAGTGCCGCTTCTTGCCCAGCGCCCCGGCCGTGTCCTGAGGTTTTACGGGCTGGAGTACAGCAGCAGCCAGTATTCGTCAATCACCGATCTGGCTTCACTGCAGGCTCTGACAAAGACAGTTTCATACGCTGATTTTGAGACAGGGCCTGAAAGCATTCTCCGGATCGACGTGACATCCATTGTTGTTGAGTTGCAGTTTGTTTCTGGCTGGTCTTCCAGTAGCCCGCTGCAGTTTTACGTTGAGGACATTGGAGCGGAGGAAACTGGACTCAACGTGTTCTCCAATTTGTGGCTTAACTCAAAGTCCGGTAGAGTTGTGACTGTTGTTGACGGGGCTGGTAGCAGTTCCAGCGGAACAGGATCTGCGGGAACATCAACGGCTGGACCATAACTGGAGCTTCAAAAGTGAAATGGGCTTGTGGAATTATTGCTGCCCCCAGGCCGTCGCCAGACTCCCTGTCTAAGTGTCTCGCAAGCGTTCATTCCAATGGGATTGGAGAGTGCCTGGTATTCGCAGAGCCAGAGACCGAAGTTTCCTGTGTCCCAAAGTCTCAGTTGATAATCAGGCCAAACAGGATTGCGGATCCCGTTGGGAATCTGCAGTGCAGTCCAGAGGGTCGTTTGGGCAACTTCCAGAACTGGCTGCAGTGCGCTGCGGACCTGCTGACTCAGGATGCGGATGCGTTTCTGATTGTCGAAGATGATGCTGTGTTTTGTCCGGGTGCTGTGAGTTTCGTCGATAGCCTTCTGTGGCCGGATTCTCGGTGTGGTGCAATCAACTTTTATGCTGCAAACGTGAGCGTGTTGAGGCAAAAGGCTGTTCCAGCGTTTGTTCCGTGGCCTCGCTCTGGACTGATGGGTTCGCTCGCTGTCGTTTTCCGCCGTGAGTGTCTGCAGGAGCTTGTGTCAGACACGGACATTTTCGAGTACCAGAAAGACCTGATACTTTCCGGAAGGCTGAAACCATGGGATCGCCGGGCCATTGATACGTGGGTCGGCGTTCGTATGCGAGCGATGAGATGGCTGTGCTGGACGTTTACGCGAAGTCTGGTCAATCACCACGTGCCGCCAAAGATGAAAGAGAACAGCAGTCTTGGGCACGGGCCGAGTATTGGTAAGCGAGCCACGTTGAGATACGTTGGCGACAACCCGCAGGATCTCAGAAAATTCTTCAGAATGAAATAACGTGAGATACCTGACAAGCCTCAATCCGAAAGACAGAATCACGCACCAGCAAACATGCGTGCAGACTTGGTTTGACAGTGGAGCGACTGATGTTTGCGCAGTTCAGACTGCGTCAGACGATATGGATTTGCTTCGCAGTTGTTTCCCGTCGGTTCGCTTTGAGGTAACCGACAAGACCGGAGTGCTGTTCGACCGCCCATACCTGCCAACAATTCGTGGCATCGTTGATTTTGCGGATTTCAGTGCTGGTGGCGTGTTGCTGATAAACTCAGACATCGAGGTCAGGCTCTCGAAAGATCTGATCCAAAAAGAGTTTGTCGCGCCGTCTGATGTTGTCAGATGCTTCATCCGGTGGGACTACAACCAAAGGAAAGCCAGTCGGCCGATCAAGTGGGGCATTGATGCGTTCATGCTGACAGAAAGCATTGCCGGTGTGTTGCCTGAGGACGGGATGACGATTGGTTGCCCGGTGTGGGACTGGTGGCTCCCATGGCTCTCTTGCCGGCTGCTCGACGCGAGGGTCTCAGCATGGACATCGAAGGGATTCATGCACGCAATACATCCTCAGAACTGGCCAATGGAACAAATGCAGGTCGGGTTTACTGTGATGCAGGATAAGTACAACATTCAACAACGGGAGCTTGCAAGGTGGATTCTGCAGCAGACGAAGAGAGCAGCGTATTCGAGCATCGCCCTGCGACCTTAGACGACTTGCCGGTTTCGATCTTTATCAAAACCTGCTCGAAGGACTACGCATGGCTGCGATACTGCCTTCTCAGTGTCAGAAAGTTCTGCTCTGGCTTTCAGTCTGTTGTCATTGTGTGTGATGACGTGGACAGGAATATCAGCGGGTGGATTGGCGACATGATGGCCGGCTGTGCGTGTTCGGTGCAGTACGCGGAGACTCGTAGCAGTTGCACTGGGTATTTACAGCAGCAAGCTGTGAAACTACGAGCACTGGAATACTGCCCAACTGAAACTCAGGCAGTGCTGTTTCTGGATTCAGACACAATCTTTACCCGCCCGGTTACTCCGCACTGTTTTTTGGCGGCCGGAGCCCCGATACTCGCAAAGGCCAGTTACGAATATCTTTCGCAAACCGAAACGGGAAAACCTGCTGTTGCATGGAAGGCTATTACAGAGGCTGCGGTTGGGCGACCTGTCAGTTTTGAGTACATGCGGCAAATGCCGATAGTGATTCATCGGCAAACACTGCTTGAGTGCCAATCGCAGTACCCGCATTGGTATGAGGCAATAATGTCCGGTCGTGTGACTGAGTTCTCGGAGTTCAATGCAATGGGCAGCGTTGCGGAGCATACGCATCCGTGGCTCTATAAAATCCGAGATGTTGGCACCGAATGCAGCGGTGACGTGTACAGCATTCAGTATTGGTCATGGGGGGGGATCACGCCAGAAATAAGGCGGTCCATCGAGGAGGTTCTGAGATGATCATCACAGAGTTTGACGTGGCGATATGCGATTCTGACACGCACATTTCAAGATGGGTTCTGGAGAACAGATCTCTCCGGATTGCCACATGGCTCTGCAGTTTCGCTAAGCCGTTTCTCCGAACGGGATCTGTCGTTGTTGATGCTGGGGCGAACATCGGCGACCACACTGTGGAATACGCAATGATGGTCGGGGAGTCCGGGACGGTTGTTGCCTTTGAGCCGAACTCGGAGCCGGCAGACTGCCTAGCCTACAACACAAAGTCATTTCCTCAGGTGCAGATTTTTCGCAATGGATTATCTGACGTTCCACGTACCGCGAAAATGTTCGCAGAAAACAATGTGGGTGCGTCTTACGTGAGCGATTCTGGCTCTGTGCCAATAGAGCTTGTACGACTTGATGACGTATGGAACTTTGATCGTCTCGATTTCATCAAGATGGATATCGAGGGTTACGAAACAAAAGCCATCACTGGAGGCATTGAGACTATCAGACTTTTCCGTCCAGTGATGCTGCTTGAGGTGAATGTTGGAGCATTGCAACGTGCTGGTTCTTCCGAAGGCGAGCTTCTGAGCCTTCTCAGAAGCCTGAATTATCGTGTCGAAGTGATAGGGCGAAAGGGAATCCAGTACGACATTTTGTGCGTTTCAGGTGACGGTCATGTTTGTGCCCGATAACACGGTGATGATCTGTGTGGATTTCGCCGACATCCTGGCGCAGACGTTGCCGAGGAACCGGCACCACTTCTCACGTGCCGTCGTGGTCACGCATCCGGACGACCTTGCGACGATCGTGGTGTGTCAGCGGAACAGCGTCGAGTGTTTGCTGACTGAGGTGTTTTATGAGCGGGGCGCGGAGTTCAACAAGTGGGCAGCTCTGGAGATGGGGCTGGACTATCTCGGGCGGAATGGCTGGACGCTGATCATGGACTGCGACATCGTGTTGCCGGACCGGATCCCGGAAGTGTTTGCACCGCAGGCGGGGTGTCTGTACACGCCGAGAAGGAGAGATCTCAGGGCGTGGCAAAACGGGATTTTGCCGGATCACCTGTGGAAACGATATCGGCATGTGAACGCGAGGGAGGAGTTCGCCGGGTATTTTCAGTTGTTCCATGCGGACGATCCGGTTCTTAAGTCGAGGCCGTGGTTTGGTCGTGACTGGCGATGGGCTGGGACGGCCGATGCCCTCTTTCAGCGGCGGTGGCCGGCCAACAAACAGATCCGGCCGCCGTTCGAGGTTCTGCATCTGGGAATCCCGTATGCGAACTGGGCTGGGCGAGTGCAACCGTATGGGGACGGGCGGATCCCGGAGCGGGCCGAAGAGCGGAAGCAGAAGTACGACACATTCTTGAGGCAGCGAACACAGATTGCCGGGCATGATGACCGGTATCAGGGAGAGAAGATTTGGACTGGGCTTGCCGAAGATGCCTGCAGTGTGCGCCGGATTGATTGAATGAGACTGCTGATCGACGTGCAGAGTGTGTACTGGACTGAGGAGTGCAGTCGGTACCGTCTGGCGATGTCTGAGGCGACGTTGGTTGAGAGCCTCAAACATCTGGACATGACCGGGATCGAGGCATGCTGCGGGCTGTGGCAGTGCCCGATGGATCCGTGGTGGAAGCGTCGGCGCGGGATGCTGCAGATTCCCGGGTGGCAGGTCAACCGGTACAACGGGTGCAGCAAACGGCCGATAGGTCACCAGTGTGTGCTGTACGTGACCGATGACGTGGTGCTGCATCCTGACAGCCTGCAGGTCTGTCGTGAGATCTGGGAGCGACAGAGGCGGCGGGATGCGAACGGGTCAATTCTGTGGCATTTCCGCCATGGTCTGGAGATTGGAGCGGACGTGCAGAGGGTGTGTCTGAAGGATGCTCCCGTGCGGTTCGACTGCAACGTGGCGGCCGGACCGGTGGCGTCGCAGGTGGATTTGCGGTGCGATCCGTTGTGGGCTGTGGCGCGGCATGGAATGCGAGAGCATGAGGTTGAGTCGTTCGAGGGGCCCGGGGTTTTGTGGAAATCGTGTGCTGTGAATATGATCAGGAGATACTCGAAGACGCGGATGATTACGGGAACGTGGAGTGGTGCGAGGGCGTTCTGGCACAAATCCAAATCCTGCTTCCGTCGTGCGGGGTACAGGAACTGTCGGCGATGACTGAGATGCTGTGGTACTGTCTGGTGGTGGCCGGTGTGAGTGTGACGATGGGTCAGATGCACGGACCGTTTGGTCTGTGCTATGACTTCCGCCGATGGGTTGAGAAAAAGATCCAGTTCGGCGGTTCCGACAATGCTCTTGAGAGAGCGAATCGCCTCCGGCAGTATGAGTGGATTCTGGTGGGCGTGAAGTGTCCGATCTGCTGGTCGTTCTGGGTGTCTCTGGTGGCTGCTGTGATTTGGGCCCCGACTCTGGAATGGCGAGTGTTGTTACAATACTGGCTCGGTGGCATGGGGTTCGTTGCAGTAGTGATGCTGCTGAGTCCCCCTTCGCACGAGTGACCTGGCCCGGGATGCCAGCCGGATGCCACAGCGGCTGGACGCCCCATCCCGGGCTTTTTTAAGGCTTTGCCATGAGTTATGCCTACGAGCATGTGGAAGTGCTTCGGGTTCTGGACGGGGACACTGTCGAGTTGCGTATCGACATGGGTAACTCCATCCACTGGACCGGGAAGTTTCGGCTTTACGGCGTGGATACGCCAGAAGTGCATGGAGACACTCAGGCTGCAGGGCAGACGGCTGCCGATTATCTGCGGACGTTGATTGCTGCCTTTGGCATACTGGAGGTTCAGACGTTCAAGCCGGACAAGTTCGGGCGGTGGTTGGCAAAGATTCAGCTCCGGGATGGGCGTGACGTCTCTGAGTGTTTGGTTAATGCCGGTCATGCTGTGGGTTACTGGGGAGGCAAGAAGGCATGACTCCACAGATCACAGATGGAAGCGATCTTCCGGTTTGCCTGCTGGGTGACCGGCTGGTCTTCTATTCCACTGTTGACTGTGTTGCCTATTGCCCGCTACGTGTTGTGTTGGAGTGTCCCGAGGGTGCGAGCTGGGATGGTGCGACGATACCGAGATACTGCTGGTCGCTGATTGGCCATCCGCTGCAGAAAGAGTTTCGCTTTGCGAGTCTGTTTCACGACAGGTCATGCGAGCGGGCGGAGACTCTGGAGCAGCGGGCGATCGGTGATGCGATATTCCGAGACCTGTTGAGACAGGCCGGTGTGTGTTGGTGGAGACGGACTGCGATGTGGCTGGCCGTCAGATTTTATGGTGTGTACCTGATGAGAAAGAGGGCGTTATGAATGCGTCAAAGTTTTGTGGTCTGGTTGCCACCAGTCTTGGTGGCGGGAATGTCAAGATGGTTGCCAGCAGTCCGGACGCGACTCCGCAGACTGTCGGCAATCCGGTGATTTTGCTGATCCTCCAGGGACTGCTGCCGCTGATCCCGAGTTTCATCGAAGGCTGCAAGAAGCGACGTGGCGGCATCGACAACACTCAGCCTGTTCAGCCTCAGGTGGCTGCTCGGCACATGGACGAGAATTCTCGCCGTGAGCAGATCATGGCATTGGCTGTACAGTTGAAGAAGCAGGCGCAGCAGAACATCCGGGAAGAAAAGCGTCGTGCTGGCCGCAACGGGGCTCCGGACATCGGGCGGTGGCAGTTGACGGACGATTCGTTTCTCGCGATGGCGTCGCACACCGTCAGCACATACTGCAAACTGAAGCCGGTGGAAGCGGCTGCACTGGTACCGATGGCTCTGTGAGCGTGTGGTAATTCTGTCTCTGTGGCAAGGGAGTTTGGGCGATGTTCATGTCATTACTGTTGTTGTTTGCGCTACTGCAGGACGGCGGTAGTGGCTTCGAGTTTCCGATGGGGCAGGTGATGCAGGAGGCTGCGCCTGCCCCTCGGCCGATTGATACGCTGTTTCTGGATGAGTTCTATCTGATCCAGAGCGATGTGCCGTTGCTGATTCTGTCCAGCCCTGTCGGGGTTGTGGATGTGACGGCATCGAAGAAGGGAACGATCGTCAACTCGAAGTTCGCCGGCGGATCCGGAAAGAACGAGGTTCGGACGGTTGAGCGGGAGTGGGGATATCTGGTCAATGGGATGGCCGGCGGTGCGGTCGAGCTGATCGTGATCCCGGCCGGGACGACTGACCTGAGTGCGATGCGGCGTGCTTTGCTGCAGGTGCAGGCTCGGAAGGGCCAAACGATCAACCCGGATCCGCAGGATGAAGTCGATGTGGCGTTCCTGCAGTACGAGCGGGAATGGAGGCAGATTCAGGAGCGGCTGATCGAGAAGCTCGACAACGGCGAGATCAGCAGTCAGGAAGATGCGGCGAAATGGTTTGGTGCTGAGCATGTGCAGGCGAGGATGCGGGCGTTCGAGCCATTGCTGCAGAAGGAACAGCAGGCCTTCGGCCAGGCTTGGACGGCTGCAGGTCATGCGGAGTACATCCGGAGGTATGTCAGGCCATGACTGAGAATATCAATGGACTGGTCGTGCCTCAGGAGCACGAGATCAAATGGTTGACCGGGGTTCGCACTGTCAGGTCGTGGGCGAAGTCTGACTTCCCAAACTGGGATCAGGTCCTGATGGATCCGAAACTCAGTCCCGTCGGTGTGATGGAGATTGAGAATCAGGAGCGGTCCGACTGCAACGGAAACACCTGTGCGAACAATCTCGAATGGCAGGATTATGTCCTGTCTGGCCGGACGAAGATGCAGAAGGCATCTGAGATCGCAGCGTACACGCTGTGTGAGTTTCTGATGGACCCGTCAGGCCGTGGAGTGGGTCTGGACCGTGGTACGAGCATCCACAGCGCGACGCGGCTTCTGATTGGCGGTGTGCCGCAGTTCGGGCTGGAGCCGGGGGTTCCGTATGAGGCTCAGTGGCCATATTCACGGTATTGCCGTTCGCTGCGCGAGCTGAGATCCTTCGCCCCGGGTAAGCCGGTCATGCCGTCTACGGTGGCTCAGGTGGACGACATGCCACCATGGGACGATCTGTTGCCGAGTCTGGCTGCAGGCTGTGTGTGCCAGATTGGCACGAAGTGGCCGCCGAGGTTCAAGACGCCGGGCGGTCAGTTTGGCAGGTTCCGTCTGATGGATGACGCTCCGACGGGTGCCGGCGGGCATGCGACTGCGATCCTATGGGGTGTCAAGATCGCCGGAAGCTGGTACCTGATCGTGTGGAACAGTCACGGGTACGGTGCCTACCTGATGTCTCGACGGTGTTATGAGTCTCTGCAGCGGTCTCAGTTTGCTCCGTTCGGGGCGTATCTTCTGAGCCCGAAGGATCCGGTGTCTGTTTACAACCGAGTTTTGAGTGGTGGAGGGTACTATGACTGAAGAACGTGCAAGAGGAATGATGATCGGTTGGTGTCTGGGCATTGTGCTGTGTGCGGTGGTGGCAGGAGTGTTGCATACCGGGCAGATGCAGAAACTGCAGGCAGACGAGCAGCAGAGGCCCATAGGCGTCGCTGGTGACATTGCCCTGCTGTCTGATCGGGTGGCGAGGCTGGAGGCCCGTGTCGAGGCTCTGGAGGGCGGCTCACGTGCCGAGGAGGCCTCGGCATCTGCGGCCGAGGAGGCCTTCGTCGAGGAACTGCCGGTGCTGGAAGTGCAGAGCGAGAGCTGGTGTGCTGCCTGCAAGGTGTTCGAGGCCGATGTGGCGGCGAACGGGCAGGAGGGGAAAAAGTGGCGACTGAAGCGGGTGAATCTGAAATCCTCTTCTATACCTGCCTTCAGATTCACCGGCAAAGGTGGAACACCGCAGACCACTGTAGGGTATACCCGTGGTCGATTGTCGCAATGGCTTGGTGAGATGGGAGTGCGGTAGGTACCATCCTGCGTCATTACGCGAAAACGACGACACCTGTTGGTGGACAGTGGGATGACACGGGATGATAACGACGATCGGGAACAGGAAGGGCTGTCTGTTGATACACCGACTGTCAGGGTTGGTGCGAGTCAGCAGACAGTCCGTCGTTTTCTGGATCTGGCTGCGAAGCATTCTGGGGCGGCTTGGCCGTGGCTGGTGTATGCGATCGCATTTGCCTTGGTACTGATATCTGCTGGAGCTGCGTGGAGGCTTGCGACACGATGAGCGCGATGACAAACAATGAGATCTGCGGATGGCTGCTCATGGCGTGGGCTCAGATCGTCATGGCGTGGTACGTGATGCGGTTGGCCTTGCAGCAGAAGGGCCACTGTCGGCATATCGGCCGGTGGCTGGGGATTGTGTTGTTCCTGAATTCTCCGGTATTGCTGACCAGTTTGACGGGCCGGCTGTGGCTGGTGTGTTGTGAGCAGCAGCAGGAGTTGATGGAGTTGGAGATTTTGGCGAGTGGTCGTGCGATCCCAGTGAAGGAGCAGAGAGATGTCCTTGAAGTTGTTTACACCACCCGAGGACAATTCGGGGAGTACAGCATCGCCCGAACAGTCTCCGGACAGGTGCGCGGAGCTGCGGAACGCACTGGACTCGACGGTCTACGAGATGGATCGTCTGTTGCTGCAGATGGCCGATCGCTTGCAGAGATTGCACGACTGCGAGCAGCAGGTGCAGCGTACTGATGGGTTTGGCAGTGTTGACATCGCTCCGATTGCCGAGTTGCTGACAGCGATGGCTCGGTTCAAAGAACGGATTGCACCCACACAACAGGCAGTCACAGATGGGCGTTGAAGCGTTACTCAGCACACAGATCATCGACACCACAACCGTGGGGCGGTCGGTGATGACGGCCATAGATGCAGCAGCGGCACGGACTGCCCTCGGG